GCCATTAGAATTTACGACAACTGTATCACCATTTGCTAAAGCCCCAGATGCAACAGCTTCTAATGAACCGCCCCCGCCACCCGTAGCGGCATCAGCAAAAGTCGCAACTCCGTTACCTTGAGAGGTCAGAACTTGCCCAGAGGTAGCATTGGTTATGGCTGTAGCTATGTTGCCAAGATTGCGGTTGTTGCTCATTCAATTAAACTCCAAGCCTGATTAACCTCATCCCACTCGTAATCATTGCCATCTGAGGGGTATGCTACGGGCGGTTGCCACTGACAGGTTTCTTCATCTAGCGTCCAAGAAACAAACGGGCGAGGCGCTAAGAAAGCATTTCGAGCAGCATCATAAGAATACCCAACGCCAGCAAAGTTCTTTCTGAAGTTGCTATTGTAGCTTGTTTGCTTCCAAGAGCCGCCAAATAGTTGCTCACAAAAGCTAACGCCTAAAGCCTCTTGCTCAACACCGTTCTCATCAAGCAAAACATCGTTTGCAACTACGACTACTCGTTGGACTATGCTCTGATCATTTATCTCTGCAAAGTGTGCCATCAGAAAGTAATGCTCCCTGATCCAGTAAATTTGTAAACGTAATTAGTGCCATCAACATCATCGAAAGTAGTTGCAGTGGGCGTTCCTGTGGTTGCAGAGGCTTGCGAGTAAGATCGAACTATAACAACGCCAGATCCACCCGCAGCACCGTAGTTGTCTGCTTGTGAACTGCCAGATGCACCACCACCACCGCCGCCTGTGTTAGCTTCTCCATCAAAAGCCCTACTTTCAGCACCGCTACGGCCCGTAGAGGTTGCTTCACCGCCTTTGCCACCGCCACCGATCCCACCGTGACCACCGTGTTTTCCATCTTCTGTTCCACCACCACCACCACCAGCGTAAGGTGTTATCGTTCCTGTGATGTTGCTGTACACCCCATCGCCACCGTGTCCACCTTCATAATTCGAAGCGTTACCGCCAGCAGATCCAGCACCGCCGCCGCCGCCGCCGCTATCGTCACTTGATCCCGTACCCGTTGTTGCATTACCACCATTATTGCCTTGACCCGCAGTTCCATTGCCGCCGATTGTACCACCTCGGCCACCACCGCCGCCTCCAGAGCCTCCAGCATTTGTAAGACTTTGGTCACCGCCATTGGCCCAAATACCACCTTTGCCTCCACCAATAGCAGTTAAGCCAAAGGCGGTTGTATCTGACCCTACGTTTCCGTAAGCATCGGTGTTTCCAAAGTTTTTAGAGGCACCGCCAGCACCAATGGTGATAGTGTATTCAGTTCCTTTGGTCAGTTCCATAGTGTTCGTTAATAGACCGCCAGCGCCACCGCCGCCGCCACACGCAGCATCAGCACTAGGTGCGCCACTGCCTCCACCAGCAACAATAAGGTATTCAATGTAAGCTACTTGAGCGCTGGGCCAATCTGAGTCAAAAACTCTTTTGGAAACCTGCCCTATAGAAAAAACGCCAGAGGAAATACCGTTATTATTCTTAGGTGATGCACCTAAGTAGCGAGGCATTAGCTAATCTCCTCGTAGCTGCAAACAGCTTCAAGATCAGAAGCAGCGTTGGCAGTAAGCCTAAGAGAGTCACCTTCTTCTAAATAAATAGCTTTAGCTAAAACGTCTAAAGTTGCATCGGCTGGAACTACTACAGTTTTAGCAACGTGATAGGCAGTGCTTGACCTATAAAGATCTACTGTAATTTCTGCGTTGTTAGTACCATCAATATTGCTCACATACAGCGCATTGACCTTAAACACTTTGTTAGAAGAAGCTGAGTTTGTAACGATTGCCGTTGCAGAAGTGCCAACTGCTTGCACCGCTGTTTTACCAGTAATGGTAGCAACATTTACTATGTTAGGTGCTGTCATATTTTAACCTCCAAATACGATAGCCATAGCAATCGCCTTTCCTGTGCTAATTCCCGACTCTGCTAATGAACCGTGTTCGACTACCTCAACCACATCGTTAGCTACAAAAGCTGAAAAGCCTGTGATCGAAGTGCCGTTGCTTGCTGTGAAATCTACGCCGCCGCCTCTAAGCTTAACGCCGTTTTTGTAGACCGCTACTTTATCAGGGGTGTAGTCTACTGTAACCGAAGTTGCCCCTGTCGTGACCGTAGGAAACGTACTGGCATACGGGCTGGCAAATGGTGCGCCATATTCGACAACTTCTACAATATCGCCTACAGCCGTTGCGCTAATAGTGATCTGCGTATCAGTCGCTGTAACTTCGCTGTCTTGCAGCTTAACGCCGTTGAGAAACACTGCAATGTTAGCCGCTTTCCAAGAACCAGTGAAAACAGTTTGACCTGCCGTAGCTGTCGTTTTCGTGGTGGTAATGGGTACTAAAGAGCCGCCAGAAGAGCTAGAGCCACCACTAGCCGTAACTACTCCAGAACCATCTATAGATAAACCTGTACCAATCTTGATCCCGCCAAGCGTAGACGCAGAAGCAGTGGGCAAAGTGTAGTTGTTAGCGCTGGTAGCCACTCCATCTAGCTTTGTCTTGTCGGCTGATGACATAAGGCCATCGGCTGATGTTGTAGCGTTGGAGTAGGTTGTACTGCCTACGTTGATCGTGCCGCCCATACCGCTGTGATTAGCGCAGTAGTAGTATAATGCTGGGGCGTCTTGCTCTAGCTTGACCTCAATAATAGCACCCGCACTACCCGCCGTACCTATACTCGTAATGCCTGTAGTGAACTGAGTTCCGCTGTTGTGAGTGCCATCTGAGGTGGTACTAAAGCGTAGCGGGTGACTAGCATTTGTGCTATCAGAAACATCAAAGCGGTAGGTAACAGACGGCACTAAAGTAATCGTTTGATTAGCAGTACCATCAATCAGGTAGTTGCCGCCCGATACAGTAACCGTAATGTCAGCATAAAGCAGATCAAGATCATCTGCAGAAGCACTGATAAAGACCTTGGCGCTATTCGATAGATCAAGCAAGCTGCCGGTAGATGAGCTAGTTAGAACTCTGGTAAGTGTAGAATTACTACCGCCATTGTGCGTATATACACCTGTAGATACCTCCCATGCCGTGCCATCCTCGATTACCAACCGTACTGTGTGACCATCCAAAGAAGAAGGCACAGACTGATACCCAGCCTCTGCGGAAGCTAGAGTAACAGTACCTGTGCCTGAAGTGCCGCTAGCAACGGCAACTTTGACCCGATCAGCAAACTTAGCCATAGGGGTTCCTTAATCTAACTTGATGACAAAATCCCCGATTCCGAAACGCAATATATCGCCGGAATTTACGGTACGGGCAGTGGTCAAAGCGCCGGTTAGGAAGGGGTGTCTGGCTGGATCGTATTGGGGGGTAGTGGGTGTTGGTGCAGGAAGTCCGTTAACATTATAAGCCCCGCTTCCACTTACATAATACTGGTCTGAGCCTCTATAAATACCCCAATGAGTTATTTGGCCCCAATCTGCAGTAGCTTCAGGAAATGCAATAGCAGAAGTGTTGGCTATGGAACTAACGCCGCCGCTAGTAGAGGGGGTTCCAAAAACTGACGTAATTGTACCGCCGCTTGCGGTAATCAAACGCTGTCGAGCATATCCACTACTATACAACTCACCAGTACTTCCTGAACTTGCGTTATCTACGTTTGTTGGATTATTTCCCGGATCAGATCTATATAACCCTAAGTACAAGGAATTAGCAAAAACGACCGCTGAATTAGTAGTTCCGCTTACTAAAGCCCTACTGTAGGTATCCGTTGGGTACGAAAGAGAAACTGAAGGCCAATATACGTTTCTGTTATGTATTGTTCTGTTAAAATCGTCTGTTTGGCTTGTACTAGCTTGAGAATAGTCTGTGAAATCATGCTCACCACTATGCGCACTCCAAGGCTCGTTGATAAACCCAAGTCTACGGGCAACTTGCCTACGCCATTCAGTGGCCCGATAATAATAGTCAGTAATTGTAGTGGTTATACTTGTAGGTTGTGCGCCAGCGCCTACACCCATTTTGTTGGGAAAATTCAAGTCAAACTCACCCACAGCAATACGGAATTGGTCGCCGCTAGCCACTGCAACTCCTGAAGACAATGCTCCAATCATCAAGCAATTTGCCGCAGTGGTTGCAGTCGCATCATCCCAGACAGAGTAATGCGTTACTGTTCCCCAGCTGCCTGTGGCCTCTGGAAAATCAATAGCACTGCCATTGGTCAGATTGTCGTTTGTGCCAAAAATAAAACGAGTGTGCATCTGTGAATCAGAGCTACCGCTATTACTATTATGCACGTTATCGACTAAATGATAACGAGAGTAGCCCGAACCAGATAATTCACCGGTAGATGGGCTGGATTCAGTCGGCGTACCAGAGTGTAACCCCAAGTATAAATTACTTGGGATATCAAGCTTAGTATGACCGAAAATATGCTTGAGAAGCTTTACTTCCCATTCATCGGTGAGAATACCCATCAGGCTCTCCTATCAGCTAATATTGATGTCTAAATCGCCAGCCGGTATGCGGAAAATATCGCCGGTAGAAATAGACTTATCGGCAGTTAACTGGGCATGTACGATCATGTCTGAAGCTGACCCGCCGCTAGAGGCTGGCATGATCATTACAGCCACTACAGTGCCGTAATCTGCAGTCGCTTCAGGGAACTCGATTGCCGAGGTGTTTGAAGCGTTGTTGCCTGACACAGTAAAGGCAACTGACTGACGAGCATAACCGCCACCAGAAACTTCGGTGCCGAGTGCTGAATCCGTAGGATCTGTGGTGCAGAGTGCAACAAACCAATTTGTTGGCCGTGTGACTGAATCTGTAGTCAGCAAGTATTTTAAAGTATGGGTTTCAAAAGTATCTGAGAGGCTCATGTGTTTCTCCTGTTCCTCAAATCGTTATTGTGAAAGAGGACACAGCTAACCTGTCTCCTGCGAAAAGATTGACGTTGGTTAAGGTGAGATCACCGCCGCCGCCGGTATTAGTCACAGTGCCTCTGAAGACTTCGGAGCCACCGCTAGTGAAGACTTTGAATTGGGTTGCCGTACCAGCATTGATCGTAGTGTCCGTGGTAATGGCATTAGCAGAAACGGAGCCACTATCTGCGGCTCCGAATGCTGGGTTGGTAAGGGGCAATGTTGCTAACTCGTTATCTCCAGCATCTAGGATTTGCAGAGTACCTGCCGACCCACCGCTGTCGATTTCGTCCACGATGCCGTTCAAGGCAGCATTCTTAGCACGATTGGTTAGAGTGATTGCCACTGCCCCTACCTAGACTATGCTACGTTGTAGTTCGCTGTGAACAGAGCTTCTGGGCGAAGGATCTTGCGCCCATATAATTGCATTCCCCGGACCACATCACTAAAGGTATCTGGAGAACGGAATGTCTCCACCTTGGCGATCTGATCCGCTACTGCTACCGCACTATCGTGACCAGCAACCATGACCCCGAAGTTGTCTTCAGAACCCGTTGCAGATGAGGTACCCGGATCACCTACATAAGGCAGGTTATTGGATACATAGATCGTGAAGTTACGGATCTTAGCTGGTAGCTGACCATTGCGAATTTCAGAAGAACCACCGAAGTCGGCGTTAACCAGCTTCGAATCTTCGTCCATAAGGATCTCTGCGAGGATTGGTGAGATTACCGCCCATCTCCCATCTGTAGCTACGTTGGCCTCATCCATCTTACGATTGATGCGGTTTAAGATAGCTAATGGTGAAGTCACTGCACCAGAACCGCCACCGGCAGCTACTGGAATAGATGTTACTTCGCTAAGAACACCCAAATCAGAACCACCGAAATCAGTGATGTCCAACTTGTTTGCGGCAAGCAATTCGTCCGTACCAGCATTTACGTTTGCTACTGTACCAGACGTGGTTGTATTGCGTGCCCATGAGCTTGGTGTTTTCCAGCCTGACATATAGCCAAGAACTTCCGCATCAAACGCATCACGAAGATCATAACCAGCACGATCAGAGGCTAAGTCCATGAAATTAATGTGCGAATGGGCAACTTCGATATCTGCTAAAGTGAACTGGAAGTAGTTCGCTTTATCAACAACCATAGTGAAATCAGTATCGGTCAGATCCTGTGTTGCCAGCGTAGTACCACGCTCTAAAGCGTTGATAGTGATGGTGGGTTCACGGATAATTCTCACTGAATCACCGTGTGCAGCAATCTCGCCGCTGTAATCGGTGTTAGTGACCGCTTCGGCTACAGAACTCTTGCGGAAAGCAAGCTGTGCCTTACGGCTATAAATAACAGGCGAGAAGCCGCCTGAGTTAAGGTTAGTATAGCCAGAGGCTTTTGCGAATGCCATTTTATGTTCTCCTATTGGCATGAAGGGCGAGAACGCCCGGACAAACCCCGAAGAGGACAATTGAGTGGCAGTACTGGGTACTGGGTGGTGCACGAATGCAGGCCAGCCGTACTGGTGGACTAAACGTCTTATATCTTGGGAAAATCAGACAAAGGGGTAGACCCGTGGGTGGCCCTTTTCTGAGGTTGAGAGATTGCTCTCAGAAAATAAGTCTAGATTAAACTTATTATCAAAAAGCTGTACGTGGGCGAGGGAGCCTCCAATCAACTACTAACAGATAGGATGCCTTCGGTAATTGGCCTACCCGCTCCCTGCGCCCACTTATGTTATACCATTAATACAGTGGCATTGCAAACACTATCTTGCTGCACCACTTATATCATAGCTAAACTTGCCGCTGCGGATAGCTTCCTGAATAGCTTCGGCATTTTTCTCAAATTCACTATCCGACATGGAATTAACCATGCTTTCAGAAAACTCTGCCCGTTGATTGGCGGTGGGCGCTGAACGAGAAAGCCTACCCACGTCTTGTGCCGCTGATTTGGACGTAGTTTTACGCTTGCCGGTATCAGCCTTGTACAGATCAATAGCCCGTGCCGCTGCCTTAGCGTCAGTGGTATTTTTGTACAAAGCGTCTTCGATATACTGCGGCTGCTCTGCTACCCATTCATGGAATGACGGATCTTGCCGAATGTCATGGAAGTCAGGATGCAGTTTAACCAATTGCTGCTCTGCTTCACGCTTAGTGAGCTTCTTTTCTAGGCTGCGTAGGCTATCCATACGCTTATCGCCTTCTTCCAAAGCTTCATTCGCTCTTTTACGTGCAATCGTATCTACGATCTGAGCGACATCGGGGTACTTCTTAGACCACTGCTCGATCTCTTCGTCGGATTTAGGAAACCTAATCTGTGCCTTTGCAGCCTGATCCAATTGCTTCCGTAGCTGTGCAACTTCTTCATCCTTTTGTTGGAGAAGCTGTTGTTGGTGCCGTCGAAGGTCACCATACCGCTTTTTATAGGTAGCATCTTCAGAATCTACCGGCTCTGGGCCGTCTGCTTGTGCTTCTTGCTGTTGCGCAAGTTCTTCGCTGTAAGAAAGACCATTATCTTCCTCATTCTGTCTTTTGTATTTTGCCATTATTGCCTCATTGGGGGCCGTAAAGTGGCCGTCCTAATCAAACACTAGCGATCATTTTGTTGACGTTAACAAAATGATCAATTGTTGATAGGTACGGGGTTTGCGAGTAGCCCAATCGCAACTGTTAAACGATGAATGCGATCTTCTGCTTTTGCAGCATACCGGGCATCGTTATTATCTCTTCTTCCGGGTAAATTTCTTCAGTCTCTCCGTCCTCTTCGACGGTTACTCCAGCCACTTCAATTTCGTCGCTGTCTTGTGCTTCGGGTGCCTCTTCGGCTTCTTCTTCGATTGAATCACCCTCATCCGATACTTGGGCGTCCTCAACGCCTTCGCTATCGGGTTCTGTCGGTTCCGCATATTGGATAAGCCCCATTTCGGTCATTCCCATAAGACCCATCTCGGCTTCTTCCTGCATTTCCATAATATGTTTTAGACCGTGCCACTTAACCACATTAGCCGGTAGAACGTACTCGCCTTCGGAAATCATCGCCTCAATATCATCTCGGACATTCTCTGCCGACGAACCGGGCGGAATAGGATTTCCAGATACAGGGTCGGACATCATGCCGCCGCCGCATCCACACTCTTCGTCTCCATCACACCCACAAGGCATACCGCCGTGGTACATCTCCATTGGTTCGTCCATTGCTTGCTGGACTGCCATGCCTCGAGCTTCCTCGTAGCTACTTAGCTGCCCATCATCATTTAAATCTGCTTTTTTACGATCCATCTGGAATCCTTTCTCGGCCATTTCTTCTCCAGCCTCTGTAGTGATGCCTCTACGGGCAGTAGCCAGACCGCCTAATGCAAAGCCTGATCCCTTGGCAGCTTGCCACCAAGGACCAACATCAAATCCTAGCTTGTGGCCGCCCACCATAATTCCTTGTAGAAGCAGCTTTGCCCAATCTCGTGCAGACGGTGCGGCATCTTCTCTAGCATCCTCTAAAGCGTACAGACGGTCTTGCTCTACGAAGTCTTCTGGGTAGCGTTCCCGTAAGTACTTCTGCTCCATTTCGTAGAGGTCACCTAAGTACTTCTCGTATTCAGCTTGTTCGCTCATTATATGCCCTGCCCCGGCTCCGACATTAAGCCCTCAGAGCCTACTGCCGCCGCTCCGAACAAAGACATGATCGGTATTTCTCGAGCTAGTAATTTGCGGAATATAGTTTCTTTATCTTGGCTCATTGCTTGGGCAGTTACGTCTATACGCTCATCAAGCAATCTAGCTACAGACTTTAGCTCAGAAGCTAATCCGGTACTTTCCCCAGACCCAAACCAACCCATAGCCTGCGCTTCGGCGGGAGATACTCCGAGTATTTCACCGGCTCTACGGTATAAATCCGAGAACACGGCATATTCTGTCTGCATACTCTTTTTGTTAAAAGTTTGTTTCCCTAGCGAGTCATCAATCATTGTAGCGGGATCTAGAGAACTGGGATCTGCTTTATACTGGTCTCTGAAGTCCTTCTTGATGAAATCAATTGGGATGCTGCCGGGTTCAATCTCGTTCATCGCATCGAGTGCGCCTCGAATAGCGTGGGTATCGATTGTAGACCCATCTAAGTTTCCGTAGACGTTTTCAGCAAAAGTATACGGCTTAGTGTTAGTATCTGGATCTATCCCATCCCCATCCTGAACTGCATTTACGAGTTTTTTGTGTATGCCATCGCTGGTGTTAGGCTTTCCTTTTTCCCCGATTTCGCCTTTTAGGCCAATCATCATGGGATAGCCTTTTTCGTTGATACCGGTACCGCCGGGGCCCACAACTTCCCGTATATCTAAGCCGAGTTGTTTTTTAGCCATAACCAAGGTGGCATTACGGATATTTTGGGCAGTTTCAGTGCGGGGGCTAGTGGCGGCATACGCATCAGCAAACTCTCTTAGCCAATCGTAAATCTCTTCGGCGGAGTAGCCTAAATTCATCGCCTTATCTACAATGGGACCAGTATGGTAAAAGTACTGCGCTTCCGTACCCAGCCACGGCTTCATGCGCTCGGCTAAACGCTGTGCAATAGGCTCGATGTTTTCCTGTACCTTCCGGGCCCGGTCATTCTTGGGCATTGGTCGGTTTGTACCTGCCGGGGGTCTAGGTACATAGATCTCGCTTTGCTCTGGTAATGTTCGTTCGTAGCTTTCGGGAGACAAATCAAACAATGGTTCAGAGCCGCTGGGTTGAATACGGTCGGCGGTAGCCAATTCCATCTGCCCGGCCCGGGCCTGTAGAATATCCTGCATCTGCACGTCTGTATCAGTAGTCTCAGCACCCAGTTGCTGCATTTGAACGTCTACATCATTACCCATCATCGCATTATACTTTTCTGGGTAGTATCGTTTTAGTTCCGCTTGGGCCGACTTCGTTAAGTCCTCGACCTTTAAACCTTTTTGATCGATTACTTCAGGCAAAGTGGGTAGATCAAATATGCCCGTGTCTTCTTGAATAGCTTTTACTTCATCAGCGTCTAAAACACGGTTTATTTTCATAGACCCGCTAATCAACCAGTTACCCTGCATGTTGGGGTTAGTCTTATATCTATAAAAACCACCTACAGGTATTTGATCTTTTATTTCGGCAGTAGATAAGTCTAACTCTCCGTCTGCTTTAGTACGAGCCCGGGACGTGGCTTCGGCTTGCCAATCTACATCGGCTGGAACTTCTACCTCTACCCATACTTGATTTGCTTTTCTGTAATCAGGACCGGATAAAGTTCTGTCTGTCTTACCGCCGATATGTGTGGCGGATATGTAATCACCGGAATGCCACCCGGGCCTAAATGATAGGTCTCCAATAAGAGATTGTACCCTACCACCTTTTGCCGCTGGGCCAATTTCAGCATCCACCCACTGGCCCATTGGAGTACTTTTATCGGTGTTAACAAACAGAGGAAAAAATTCATCCGGTTTACTCGGTTTAACTTGAAATAATTTATAAGCTTTTACTGTATTTTTGTATGGGGATGTGGCCCGTACGCCGGTAATAGAAACGTCTTCGGCTAATTGGTCCAGTGACTCCGGTGTTTCAGGGCTATCTTGAATAGACGAGGGGGCGTCTACTTCCTCGGCAGCCTTTGCTGAAGTTGAGAATACATTACCCAGATTACCGCCTACCATCGAAGGGTCATACGAGTCAGTTAATGTATCCGCTAAGGTCTTAATACCCTTAGCCGCACCTTTGAGTGCTACTCCTGCGACTGGGATGGCGGCAGCGGTTTCGAGGACACCTTCGCCCACCGCCATTCCCATTCCGAGTTTGTCGTCTGTGGCTCGGGCTGTTTGGAAATCTCTTTTGATTTCGGGTCCGGCAAGAAAAGGAGATACAGGGCTAAAATCAGCGAGGCCAATCCCGCCGCTACCATCAGAAGCGTTTTCAACACCAGTTACTCTCCCCGCAAAACGATTAGCCTTATAAGGATCAATCCCAAGAAACCCGGGGCGGTCATCGTCTAGCGTGGAACTAAGCCAATCCGCCAACTTGTACCGTAGGTTTTCCCGTGGAGTCGGGGTATAGCTATCTAACTTTGCTTCTTCTTCAGCCACTATTCTGCCCCTTTAATTACTTCGTCACGCAATGTTCGAATGCGGCGTAGCTCGGCTATGGAGCCCTGAATTTCTAATAACCGCTCGTGTGATTTGGTGTTTTCAAGCTGATCCCGAAGAATGCTTATTCGAGTATCGGCGTATTCGTGCACTCTCTGCATCGTATCTCGGTCGTTAACCAAAATAAGAAGAGAACGATAAAAATGTTTATCCATTATTGAATGGGTACCTGTGGATCTTGAGGTGGCACATTGCCACCATTTGCACCCCCACCAGAGCCAGTGAAGCCAGCCGCCCCCGGTTCTGGAGCTGCGCCGGGTGCTATATTAGCCCCACCATTACCGGTAGGATCTTCTGCAGCCGGGGCTCCTTGTGGAGCCTCTGGTTGTGGCGGTTGTTCAGGCATCATCGCCTGAATCTCCGACATCATTTTAGCTTGAATGATTGCCTCACGCTGGTCATTTAAGATCTTGTCTTCATCAAGATCCATGCTGGCCGCCATCTCCCGTAGAATATAATCATACTTAACAAACGGAGCCATCGCCGGGTTTGCCGCAGTCATCTGCATAAATTGAATCAAGCGTTGGCTGCGTATCTCGTTACGCATCAGACTTTCAGTACCCCGAGCCTTAACGTCTAAGTCTCCTACAAAATCCTCGTCAAAAAGGAATTGCATGTTAAAGCTGAATAGAGCTTTGCCGAGTGGGGCGAGAAGATAATCATCTATATTTCTAACCACGGCTTTGATGTTTTGGGCAGACGCACCAAGCATCATGCTCATGCCCGAGGCAGTACGACCTATGCCACCCACGGCCCCCGAGCCGTGACTATACGAAGGAATGCCGGTCGCCTCATCCGCAAGCTGTCGGCTCTTGTCGAACATTGCCAAATTCTCTTGAGACGTGTTCTTAGCCGAAGTCGAAAAGATGGCTTGGCCCGGCGCACCCGCCTGCCTGCGGAAAATTTTGCCGGGGTATATGTCCATATCCTGCCCCGGGACCAAGTTCGTTTCATCAACCTCAAAAATTAAGTTGCCAGATAAGGCTGCATTATCCACAGCCATCCGCATAAAGCCATTCATCAGCAATTGCGTATCTACCATGTTTTCGGCCACACCAATTCCAAAGAAAGAATAGGGAGACAACTCGTAGGGCACCGCATGGTATGGTATACGCATCGGGGTGAAGGGATTCAAAACCAGACGTAGGATTTGTCCATTACACACCCATGCATTGACTTGGATCTGATCCATCTCAGCCAACTCTGGAGGCATTTCGATCTCAGCTTCTTCAGCTAATTCCGCATCCAAAACGCCCCAATATTCAAGCACCTCATACCGATCGATGGCTCCTTGTGACGAGCTATCTTCTAGCGTGTCTTCCCAATACTCCCGCATATAAGATGGGCCAAAATCAATCGCCAGCTCAATGCTTTCGTCTCTGAAATGAGGCCGCTTCTTTAGCGTACGCATTTGCGTACGGTTTAGTCTGTGCCGTTGTACCGTATACTCCGCTTCAGACATATTCCGGGCATCCGGGTCCGGGTAAAAGTCCCAAATACTTACATATTCAATATTAGGCACGGTCTCAAACAAGGGATCGTAGTTACCGTCTGAATCCCACCGAGGATATTCCTTATTCGTTGCAAAGGGCCCTTTAAGCAGACCAGTACCAAAGAGGCAGGCTTCGAATGCAGTAGACCGCAGATGCTTAGAGGCATTAGTCGCCTCAAGCTGGTCGTGCATTCTTTTCTCAAGCTTCTGGGCCGCCGCCTTAGCTGGCTCAAATGTAATAGAGCCCGGATTCGTTCCCGCACCCATCTCCAAATCATCTTTGATGGGCTCCAAGCGTTCTTTGTATAGGCCTAGATCCTTGGCAATCTCAGGCCGGGCAATATTCCGAGGCACTTGGTAATCTACCTCGGCCTTCTCTTTAATCTTCTCGTCCGTCAGTGCCTTGGGATCATAATGGACTGCATCCGCTACGTTATTGGGGAACTTACGAGCCTCAATACCAATTGGGAATTTGCTACCGGCGTACAACACATCAACCACCTGTGCGTAGGCCGCCAGTACTTTCGTCTTAGTAATTTTTATAAATGCTTGTGATTTTTCCGTGGAAGTAAATTGTACATCTTCGCCGTATATACCCCGGTAGTTCCGGTAACTATCCAGCCACCGAGTCTCATCAGTTAAGCGGTTATCTTTGGCTCGGCTGAATTGGCTATTAACAAACGCTACTACGCCCGAGTATTCTATATTCTCTTCTTCTACGTTACCATCTTCATCCAGTGCCACTACTGTATCAGTATCAGTAGCGTCTTCGGGGTTTAAGTTGGTAGGTTTATCCATCAATGCCATATTTAATATCCAAATACTGAATCAGCGGGAGCCCACCGCTTTGTGGGTATGCCTTGTCCCATATCAAAGGGGCTGAAGGCTCGAGGTCTGCTCATTGCGCCGTAGCGTAAGCAGTCATAAGTGTGGTCGGAAGCGAAGCGTTTATCTATATCATCTGTGCCTTTGGGGCAGGACGGTATCGTAGGTAAATCCGCTATAATCTGTCGGCTAGTGTTAAAGATAACAAGCCCCGGCATTTCAGTGATTTCATCTACTTTTAGTAATTCGTGTATGCGGTTTTTCCCCGCTACCCGAGCCCCGGCACTTCGGTCTGACGGACGCCAACGACAACCTTCGGAGATCATTTCTTCAGCTATGCTGGGGCCCACTTGCCCCCGTTGGTGCCAGCAACTCGAGTCAAGAACACCGTATTGTATTCTATCGCCTCTTTCCGCCTCCAAGACTGCTCTAGCTAAGTCCCGACCCGTGTGTTTGCTAACGTAGAGTTCACGGTACAGGTACAGAGTGTCGTAGCTCGGATCGACCGCAAACCAATGTACCGAACTCCATGAACTGTACCCATAATCGCAGGCCCGGAACCTCATCCAATCGTCGGGGATATCAAACGGCTCACAAGTGTGAATGTCTAACCTAAATTCACTAAACGCTGCCCCATCCGCTACTGCCCAATCCCCTTGTAGCAATTGCCTACGCTGCGTTTCTGGTAACGATAAAAGGTTAGCTTCGTAAGTTCCCTCATCGTAGAGGTACGGATTATCCTTCAGTGTGGCCGGGATAAACCTACGCCGAAATAATGGTTGCCCCGCCTTCTCGTGATTATTCGGGTACCTAAGCACTTCACCCGACTCAATGTCCGTAGCATCGAATGCTTTACCCGCCGGGGCTGGGTCTACAAAAGCCTTCTTTACCCACTGATGCCCGGGGCCGCCCGGATTGCTTGTGGCTCGCAGAAATACCGGCAAGTCAGGGTTAGTTGTACGAAGCCGTGATCGAAGATATTGCCACGAAAATGGGGTGGCATATTGGGTGAGTTCGTCCACTCCGATATAACTAAACGCCTGACCTTGGTATCTTAGAACGTCTTCATCTCGTTCTAGATAAGTCATCCATAATTTGGCTCCACTAGGGAATGTCCATTGGCTTTTCTTCTCCGCCCATTTCGCTCCCGGGTACGCTTTCGGATATAACTCTTGGCTCTTCCAGACCAATTCACGGAGTTCGTCATTCGTCCGTCTAAGGATGAGTCCGTTGAAATCAGGTACAGCAAAATATCGTAGGGGATCTGCGAGTAGCCCGTAGCTTTTTCCACCCCCGGCAGCCCCGCCGTACAAGACTTCTCTTTCTGATGCCGCCAAAAATTCTGTTTGCGGCCCCGGATTTGGTGTGAATATGACTTCCCGTTCTTCGGGCCTTGCATCAAAGTCTAAGCCCTCGGAGATATTGTCTTCGTCTTCAATCCCACTAGCTTTAATCTTCTTCTCAGCCAGTGTGAGTATTCTACGGGCGTCTGACCGTTTTCGTTTAAGTTTAGCAGCGTGTTTTTCCTCTGCCGTCTTAGGTTTATTCTTTAGGCGTTGTTTCTTGAGAGCCTTTTGCCGATCACTCTCCTTAGCGGGACAATGCCTGCGCCAGATATTGGCCAATCCCTGATGGGAGATCTTTTTTCCGCTTTGCGTACTGAGCCAATGTGCTGTCTCTCGGTACGAGTGCCCATTTTCGAGATACTCAAATGCCTTCTCTACCAATGCCACCACTTCTGGGTTTGGCAGGAGTATTAGCGGGTCATCTTCAGACGCTACATAAGCATACGGAATAGCTGCAGTAGCGTTACTTCTAGTCTTCTGGTCCCAGCTCATCAGGCCCTGCCTTCTTAGGTGGTAAAATAAAGATTCCCCCTTCGGCACCTTTTACTTCGATCTGTTCCTTTTTAATCAGGCCAGTTCGATCCAATATTTCCCGAGCCGCCGCCACAGAATTACGAGCCCCCATAGCTGAAGGATCATCCAGAACCCCCACAATACCAAACGCCGCTTTGGGAGCGTTCATAGCCAGCATCATAGACGCTCTTTTAATTATTTCGTCTTGCAGAGGACGGACTACTTCAGACATCTTTGTAGTCTTGGCGTATCCAGCAAGGTTCATAGCTTGTCTGATGTTGCCACGAGCTTCGCCAGTTAAGGCTTCTAAAAAGGCCCTCTGCTTTTCAGTAAATTCTTCTTTAACCAATTCGTCCATTACCAAGACCTCATATATACAAAGGCAGAAGCTACCGCTGCCGTGAGTACAATCCACCACACCCGCTCTAAGAACTTTAACGCATGTCCTCTGGACGTACTGACTTCTGTTAGTTCACGCACACGCTCCCATATAAGCTTCTGCTCATCATCATAATGATCCATGCGTTTAAACAGGGTGATCATCCGCTCTTCCATCCGGGCTAAGGTCACGACTGCGTGAGACAGCTTATCCAACTTATCCTCAATACGAGTTAGGCGATCCTCGCTCATTTTTCTTTAGACCCCACTGCAAAGTAAGTGGCTACTAATCCAGACAAGGCTAGGTATTGAGCCATGAGAATTGATTCAGCCGCTTCCATGCGAGTAGGATCAATTAGTGTAGCTAGTGTACACGCCAGCATCATCGCAAATGCAGCCCAACACATATGTCTACGGTTCTTCTGATATGTTGCCATATCCAAATGCTGGCGTTCTTCTATGGTCATTTCTTGGCCTTCTTTTTAGGCCAGCCAGCTTTCATATCCTTGTAAGCTTTTGGGCTTACAGTGCTATCTTTTTTAGAGCGTGAAGTACCTTCCTTCTTACGCTTATTGATGTTTTTGACTAAGGACATGGGATCACCAATTCTTACAAGACCAGTAACGAGCGGTCAGTTTAGACTTAGCCGTGCTGCACTTATGTCTGGCACGAAAGGATTTGCGGCGTTTAGGGTTGCTCTTCTTGATAGTCATCTTTGGGTCGCCATAGCGAATAATCTTCTCTTTGCCTCCCTCACACGCCTTAACAACAAACTTCTTAGGCCCGTCTGGTGTGCGGCGGGGCTTGTTGCATTTCATCTTAGACTTATCGATTTTCGCCATCACGCCACCACGAAATCTACAATTTGCCCGTCTGGGGTACGAAGCTTGCTGGGATCAGGGTTATACGCATATCTCTGATCAACCAGCTTTAGGTTCTCGACGGGAGTATTCTCATCTATCGGCTCCACCGAACCCGCTTCGCCAGCCCTAGCTTTCTTCTCTACCTGTTCCCCTGTACCGCTCTCAAAAATCACATTCACATGCGTCTGAAAGGGCATACTAGGTAGAGGAAAGTGGCTGATTAATGTCTCACCCATATTTCACCCAAGTCCACCAGAGTAGGCCGATAGCCGAACCAAAGACCACTAGGAGGGCAAGACTCCACTGAATAATATTAGCGATAAAAGCTCTAGCCTTAGCTCGCTCTTCAGCTTCCTGCTTCTTACGAACACGCTCTTGGGCCTGCCATTTGACCCAATCATCATACAAGCCCGGTCGGCCAAATAAGCGCATCGCCGACTCAATTTCCTTCTTAGCCTCACGAATGCGTTCCAACTCCATAAACTCATCAAAGCTGCTTTCGCTGCGTCCTAGCGCCATAGACAGAAGGGATTTCTTTTTAGACTCACCTTCTGCCTTTAATGTCTCTTCGGCAGTGAGTAGGGCATTAAGCTGCTTACCCATTGAGGTAATGTCAGAGCCGGTGCCTATTAATGTCTTGATCTGGCCCACGGCGGCATTCGCCGCCGACACTATGGCTAAAGTCTCTGCTATCACTACCGCTCTCCCCAGAACGCTATTTTTGGTAGACCCTTTGCCTTATCTCTCCCCGGGTTATCCCCATGTCTTTGAGTTGCTTATCGGTAAGGGTGTGCAGTAAATGGTAGGCGGCTCGTCGCTCCTGCATGTCTGCTATTTTGTGAAAGAATTTCTTGAACATAATAATCTCCTAATTTGTTCCTAGAGATTATTATATCACACCTAACTCGGTGGCAGTTTTGCTAATTAGTAATACCCGCTATGCCGTACCATCCATCTGGAAGCACTTGAACCGGGCGTAGAGTGGTCTGCCGTTTAACATGCTTTGGGCTTCTTCCCCGACTGTGGTGGAGCAAGCCTCTTCCGAGAAAAACCCGCCACCAGTACGAACAAACACGTCACAAGTTTTCACGTCCACCGGCGACAAGCACAGCAAGACCACCCCGATCCACATTACTTTTTCTTCTTCGGCATCTTATGTGCCATGCCGCCATAACCGTAGGCCGGTTTCTTTTTCATCGCCATTCCGCCGCCCATCATTTTAACTTTTGCTGACTTACCAGCCGGGGGGTTAGACGCTCCGCATTTTGCGTATTTCATATCTGATTCTCCATAATTTTAAGGGCTCGATCAATATCATCTTTGATTTCTTGGGGATCATCCGTAGAGGTTTCCCCTACACCATCGGTTCTGTACAAGGATTGGTATCCGTGGAACTCTTGGGCGTCCTGATCCGCTTGTGCCTGCGTTATTAAGCCCTCTTCTACGAGGTATTCCCGAGTTCTAGCTAACGTGAGCCTAATACCGGTGGCGGATTCAATTGCCGCTCTAATATAGTAAAGATTTATGGGGGTAGGCATGGCGCAGGGATCTTTCTGCCATTTAATAGTTATACCATGTACGGCAATACTAGGTCAACAGTTAATAATTCTGTTGCCAATTAGTAAAATCCATGGTATAACCTAGTTATAGGCTAGGCGGGGGTTATATATACTACTCGTAAGGTCGAGTTCACGTTGTACGCTATTCTTACGGACGCTCTGAGGGGCGTCTTTTTTATTTCTCATGCACTCTTCTAGCCATACCGCTACTTTTCTTATGTCCTCGAGGTTACCATCGGACTTTAGGCGGTTAGCTCGCATACTAATCAGGTGAACATTACCCGGCGTGTACCCTAATTCGGGTATTAGCCTATCTATGGACGGGCTAAAGTCGGATGGACCACCCTTATTAGTCTTAGCATCGGCTAACCAATCTATTTTTATGCCTAAAACCGGACAAAGTAGGGGAAATGGCTCAAAATAAGATACGTCTATGCTGTACGGCAGGTTGGCACCCACGGCTCGGTGCTTAATCGTGTGTAAGTTCTTTGATATTCGCTTACGAATATGAAATTCTAGCAATTCTACCTTATCAATGTGGCTTATCTCAGCGTCAGTCCACATCCGGTACCGCCGTATCAAACAAATCCTCGGCAGCGGCTACGCTATCTTCCATCTGAGCTGCGGCAGTCCGTATAATCTCGGCATTACGAGACAGCTCATGGGCGATAGCATATAGCGAATGGTAGGATTGCACACCAAACTCACGGTGATGCTCGACAAGATCCTCCACCACGTCTTCTAAATCGTTGCGAACCTCTAGCGGTTCTTCCTCGTCATTAAAATATAAGAAGGTTAGGAGGTCACACGTACCGTTATCGTCTACCTCAATATCATTCTCGACGTACACATTATGCGTATACTCGATATCATTGCCGTTACCGATCATTCGATGCTCCGAATCTCGACGTATGCTGCGGCTGATTGCCTACAAAATAGCATAAACACCAGCTAAGTCAATAGTTAAGTGCAATATTTAGCACACTTTATTTACACAATAACTACATCTTGGCTAAGTTTGCTAATACTACTTTGACAATTTGCAAACCCCGACTCCGGTGAAGGCCTGTTTACGATCCCATTTTCCCAAAATTAGGTAGGGTGTATGCACGCTACCGGTACCGGGGGGGGTGGCACTGGCCGGGGGCCAGATCGATCAATTCAGCCATAAAAACAAGGCGCAATCGATCGATCGGCCACGGCTCGGCCCGGATCTCTGGCAAAGCCTGCGACCTATCAGATCTGAGCCCGGACCAGAACCAAAACACGACCGGCCCGGCTCGGGATTTCGACCGCTCGATCCCCTCGTGACGCACCCGCAGCGGCGGAGCGGGGGCCCTCGGGGTGCACCATATCTTGAACATATCCGGGCCTCATTCCCGGCCCCGTCTCGGCCTCATCCCGGGCCGCTGCTCGATCATTCCCCGGGGCCTCGATCCGGGCCAGATCTCGAGCCGCACCTAACACACCGCCAAAAGAGCGCCGTAGAGCGCACCTAACGCCTGCTCGGTTCACTACCCCAGCTCGGCCAATCCTTCCCCCCACTCAGCGAGGCTCTCAGAGGCTCTCAGCCACCATTCCCCGCAATGCCGTAGGCGGGGCCTAAACCGGACAAAAAAAGGCCCGGCGATAAACCGGGCCCCTTATAGCACCTTGTCACATTAAGGATCAGCTGTGCGTGTATCCATCCGCCTCGATCGCCAGCCATAGGCCGGGCACCTGAACCACCACCGCATCATCCATGCCAACGGTCGATTTCACCTCCCGGCGAAAATCACGATAACAACCGGTCAAACCGGGGCGGCTGCCGTTGTTCTCGTGCCACCGCTGCCACACTGCATAAACGGCCTTGCGCTGGGCCTTGGTCAATACGGGCCGGGTCATGATACCGGCCCCATTGCGTCGAGCATCTCCCGCAGCTCTGAGGGCGTCAGGCCTAGATCCGCTGCGGTTGTGCTCAGTGGTTCGCCCAGATCGATCCGGCGCTGCGCCTCGATCAATTCTGCGGTCATGCTGCGAGCTGCTTTCACTACATCAAACATCACGGCCCCCCTACGCTGCAATTGAGCCAGCAGCCCGGGCGGCTGCGGCGTATTGCGAGATGGTTTTGTCGGCAGTAAAGAACCGGTCCACCTCGAGCCCGATCCCGAGCGGCCCCTTCACCTCGGCCAGCTCGTGAACCGAGACGCTGCCCATTTCAGGCGAGCCCATGCCGAGGTCGCACAAGCCATACGCCACGCCGTGGGGGTCCATGCTAGTGAGCAGCCACGTAGCGGCCCCGCACGGGTTAAAGATCTTTACCACCGGGCGGTGGTCCAAATAATATTCCTGATCATTCTCGAGCAATTTCTGCTTTTGTTTTGCGGTAATTTTCAAAGCCATTTTTGGGCCTCCTAAGTTAGTTGATTTGCTGATGGTCAAACCTGTCTCATCAGGTGCCGGGGGTCAGTCCGGTCACGACCGGGGCGCAGGCCCCGGTTTCGACTTAGGCGGCGAACCGTTGCCACGCCTCGCTGCTCACAATGCGGGTCACGGCGGTCTCACGATCGGCCAGCACAGCGGCCACATTATCGGCCCCGGTGTTGCGCACCTTGAACTGATCAGTGGCATGGCTACTCCACTGGGTCAGGGCGCTGTATACGCTCCACACGGTCATGCCTCTTGCGGCGGCCTCCCGGTCGAGCTGTTCCATCAGGGCCTTGGTGTGCTTGGGGCTGTTTCCGGTGTCCTTCAGCACCTGCTCAGCTTCCTCCGGTGAGATCTCGGACATGGCCCAACGCTGCCACACTCGGCACCGCTCTTGGAACATCTCAGCCTGCGCCCGGATAAACCCGCCCAGATGCTCGGGGGTGAAGGCCACAGTGTGGCGGAAGGCGTCCGAGGTCATAACATCCCCCATCATGCCGTTGAGGCAGATCAGATCCTCGGCCCCGGCCCACACCTTGATCGAGCCCCCGCCGTGATAATTTGACCACCCGGCTTTGAAGTTTAGCATGGTTGGCTTTCCCGATAATTGTTTGAGCTCGTACGCCATGCCGCTGAAGGTCAGATCCACCCGGGAGAAACGGCCTTCAAACGAGGTAACCTGAGCGCTGCGCACACCATCATCAAAAGCGGTAGTGGGCAACCCGGCCCCGAGGCCCTCGACAAATGCCGCATGGATGTCCCGGTTTTGGGCAATGGCAAACCGCTGCCCGACCACAAACAACGGCTGGCCGGTGTCCTCCCGCAGCAATAGGCTGCCGATGTTTTTGGGCAGGCGCTGCAGCGTCCATGTGCTGCCCTCCACACCGGCCCGGCGCACGGCCAGCTCGGTCGGCATAGGCTCCCGGTCCTCGAGGTATCCGAGGCCCTTCTGGATCACGTTAAAATCCAGCTTGGTGGACAAGGCCAGCGGGTCGATCGTTTGGCGCTCGGCAGCGGCCTTGGCGCTGATCGTTTGGGCTAAGCTGATAACCTCGGCAGGCAGGCGGTCAATTGAATTCAAAGTGTTCATTTTGGTATTCTCCAGTTAGTTGATTGGCTGACATTCTCATCAGGCCCGGGCGGTCATTCCCGGTGCGACCGGGGCGTTGTGCCCCGGTTTCGATTTAGCCAAACACCCGAGCAAAAAATCCCCGATTTCTACACTCGGCCAATTTTTCGGCCATGCGCTCGAGCTGCGCCTCGGCAGCCAATAGATCCAACTCCGCCTGCTTACGTTTCTCGAACTCATTATGCGCCTCTTTCGACCACCGGTTAGCCCAGCTCGGGTCATTCAGGCGATCATGTGCAGCCTGCTCGGCGATCCGGGCGTTAGTCACCTCGGTCTCGGCCTGATCAAGTTTTTGCTGCAGAGCATTGGTGGCCGCATTGGCCAGCTCGAGGGTCTCCCGCAGCTCGTTGATCTGGGCCTCGTGATCATCCACAATTTTCGTGGCCGTCTCGAGCGCACCCTTGGTGCCGTGTAATTTGTCGGATAATTCCCGCACAGATTTTTTGGCCCCCTCGTAAGCTTCCCGGGCTGATTTGGTGCGCTGCTTTTCGGCTGCGATTTCACCCTGCAACCGCTCGACATTAGCGGCGGCTCTTTCCTGCAGGCCGGTGTAACTTTGCCGGGCCATTTCTGCCTTATCCCGCTCGGCCCGATAGGCATCCCGGGCCTTTTGGCTGCGCTTCCGCTCAATTTTTAACTCCCCCTGCATTGCCATGTTTTGCATCTCCAAGCGGTGGCTGTCTTTATCCAGACCGGGCCGGTCAGTGGTATACGGTGCGTTAGCGGCAATGATCTTGCGAACAGTGGGCCAGCTCACACCAAACTGCTCAGATAGTTTTTGGATCGAAACCCCGGCAGCTCGCAGCTCGGCCATCTCGGCCCCGCAGGCCCAAGCCCGGCTAGTTTTCTTGCTCACCCACACCGGGGTGGTTTTGGTGGCTTTCAATGCGGCGGTGCGGTCAGTCAGTTGAATATTCATTGGTCAGTCTCCAGTCAGTTGGGGCTTTCTCATCAGTGGCCCTTGCCCAAGGTGGCCAGACGCCCCGGGGGGCGTTTCGAATTTAAAAGGATCCGGGCCCGTTATAGGTGCCCAGCTCGGCCATCTTGCTCCGGTAGGCTCGATCCCCACCAAAGAATTCTATGCTCGGGATGTCGTGCCCCCGGTTGATCAGCTCGGCCCTATACTGTGCGGCAAAGGTCTCATTCATGTGGCCCTTGGTGTGGCCGATACAGGCGGTTGTGGCCAAGGCGTTAGCCATCCATTCGGCCAGATCATTTACGCTGGCATTTTTGATTTGATCCGGGCGCATCGATCACACCTCCACATAAACAATGGTGGAAGGCTTCAGGAAGATCTCCCGGCCAATATCATCCGCAGCGGTACAACAGTAATTTGCCGGGCCGAAACGGTCCTTGCGGTTGTAATGATTTCTTATGAATTCCTTTTGCGCCTCGGGTTTGCGGCGGAAGAAATCGCCCTCTTTTATGTGGCGGATTTCTAAAGCTTTGAATTCAGTCTGGTCGGTCATGGTCGTCTCCAGTCAGTTAAAGTTTTATTCGGGCACACCGCCCGTGCCTCCCCTTAACATACCTGCGGCCACTTAGTAAAGCACCTAATGTGCACCCTGTTGATGATCAGTTAAATGGCCTTTTTTGGGGAAAGAGGGTGCTGCCTTATCCTACTATGCGAAAACCTAAACCCCACTCAGCGGCGCTCTCAGGCGCTCTCAGGGCATATTCCAAATAATGAGACCGCCCCGGGGGGCGGCCCTCTTTAGCTAAAGATCCAGTAGAATATTGTGCCCCAGAATAGGGCAAAGCCTAAAAGCTGGTATACCATCACCAATTGATAGCAGCCCTCCCGGCTGGGGTGATCTCGAGGGTCACATCCCCGAGGCCTCGAACCCGCCGCCAGATGTGTTTCTGCAAATTGGTCTTGGTCCTTTTCAAATATCCCCGGCGGATCAGCCCCTCGGCGGCCTTATCCAGCTCGGCGGCGGTGCGCCGTTTTCGTTCCCCAGCCTGCGGCCTCGAGATGATCGGGAAGGGATAGCACAAGCCATCCCCTCGAGTGGCACCATGCAGCAAGAGCAGGATCATTGCGTCCGGTAGTTTTTCATCAGTCATTTTGGTCATTCCTTTCTGTCAGTTGAACCCGGCGGCTGCCGGTGCTGGTCTCTTAACAATCCGACAGTTGGGTGGCAAGCCTGACAATCAGATAAATTCAACATTTAGTTGATCTCGATTTTTTTTATCTAGATGATGTGCACCAAAAAATGTGCATAAGTATGTGCATAAAATTGCATTAATAAATGTGTAGTTAATTCTTGACGTGCCAGTGAAATCAAAATAAGAGAGAAAACTGTCGTATTCCGACCAAAAACTGACTAGAACGAAAGGGGAACCATGAAAATAAATAAAGATTATGCCATTGAACTTGGAAATGCTTTTTTAGATGCCGCTGAAATGGCCAGCGAATCCGATACCCCTGCCGTCATCATTGAGCTAAATGAGCAGACCGTATTAGCCGTATCAGATCCTGAAGATGGTTTTGATGCAGGGTTACCAACTATATGTTTGGTCACGTAGTAATAATTTGACGTGCAAGTAGTTAAAACCCGGCTTTTGTCGGGTTTTTTTATGCCCAACTCCTATAGCACCTTGTCCCTTTAACGAAAAAACCCCCCGACCAAAGCCGAGGGGAGGGGAGAAACAATAACACAACTGAACTATAAATCCCTTATACACCATCTAACTACTATTGCAAGTGCCATCCAGTATTGACTTTAGTTAAGTGTGATATTACCGTTTAGTATGCAACTAGAACGGTGACCAACATGAAACATTATAAATATCTATACACAGAAGAACGTAAGCACGGGATGATATGGGTTATTAATCCACCCCGGTCTGTTCGAGAGGATTTAGGTGTAGGCTACGAGAAGTACTACACGCTAGTGGACGGACGCAGGCGATCTGAAGAACTGATGCAAGCGGTTGAGGACCACAAGCGCCGTAAGGCTCGTACTAAAAAAATGCATATCCCACCCAATACAGTGGATGCATTATGGGCGTGGTATACGCAGCACAAGAGCTACAAGACGCTCACTGACAATTCTAAACGCACCTACGCCCAGATATACAAATCAATATCAGGGACGTATCTTAAAGGATCAGACACCCGTGTTGGATTACTCCTTACTCGCACCGTAGACTCCGAAGTCGCAGACAAGATCCATGCACATATAGAGAAGCACCATAGTGAACACGCTGCAAACTCTGCAGTAAAAGTACTGCGGCGGATGTTTTATGTGGGACGCCGGGGCCCATTACCAAACACCCGAGCAAATCCATTCCAGCAAATGGGCCTGCGACAACTAATTAGTCGCCGGGTTCGGTGGACTGATGAGGACGTAGAAAAGTTTATCACGACTGCAGACGAGATGGGATTCTGGTCAGTCGGCACCCTACTACTCATGTGCTACGACTTATGCCAACGGCCCGGCGATATGAGGCAGTTAACTTGGTGCAAGTTTAACGATGGCGTATTTAAATTCGTGCAAGAAAAGACCCGCCGTAAGAACCCTCACCCAATTGTATTAGACGCTTCTGAACGTCTGATCTCACGATTATCAGAGATCCCTCGAGGTGATGACGACGATACTATTATAACGTACGAAGCTACTGGGCGTCCGTACGATAAGCGGATGTATGCCAAGATTGCGGCTCGAGTACGGGCCCAAGCTGGACTTAACAAAGAGCTACAAATACGAGATGCTAGGCGCTCTGGTGCCACCTTACTAGCCGAATTTGGTTGCACTGAAGACGAGATAGCCTCGGTAACCGGACACACCTCACGAGACATGCTTAGAGTGTACGTGAATCCTACTCAGAAAACAGCCTCCCGGGCTATGCGAAAAAGGTTCTCGAATGGCTAATGTGAATGACGCTCGGAAGTTGTTTGAAGCAGAAGTTACCAAATTGACGGGTAAGCCCTGCTCGAACATGACTGAGCGTCTTCTCGATCTCATCGTGAGTGTAGTTCCAATTTATATGGAAGCTGAGTTGAACAGACTCGGCGTCATAGAAAAGAAGCCTCGACACAGTTCGTCGGTACCTAATCGAGAATATAAAGCCGTAGAGCTAGATGAGAACGGAGAACCACCGTGGTGAAGCCGGGAATACAATGCAGATTATTTGGGCGGGACTTTTCTAGCGTGGCCGAAGCTGCTCGGTACCACCAAATAAGCCACTCGTGGGCTCGTGAATTAGTACATGCGGGGAAGCACCAAAATACTTGTCGTGATTCTGTGAGAAATAATTGGTCTGGTAGGTTCAAAAAGACAAGTAAAACCCAGACAAGTCAAGTTTAGCGCTTTTAACCCAATAAAATAAGGGATTTGGTTGCGGGAGTAGGATTTGAACCTACGACCTTCAGGGTTGTAGACTATCTATATATATCAAGTAATTACCGGGGTGAAGTCCCAGTAAACCGATAACTAAGTGTTGTAATTAGCACTAGACAAATGATTTATTCAGTGTATAAGCGAGGGGCCTCGGGCCCCGAGCGTACCCCATACTGGTAGGACTTATGCATAGTCGTAACGAACAGATACAAATGGTTAAAGGAATCAGTCTACGGGCTAATGAACGCCGTAGTCTAAACTGTCCGTTCTGTGGTGATACTAAGAAGAAGTTTAGTATAGCCAGAATAGATGGTCGTATTGTCTGGAACTGCTACAGAGCCAGTTGTGATGCTCGAGGGGCCTTTAACACTGAGCGTAATCAATCAGAATTAAAATCACGGTTGTCTAGGTCTGAGATTGCCCTGCCTCGTAAGATAAACTCTATACCGTCTATACTGTCCTCTGTGTATAGCCATCCTGATGCAGTTGAATATCTAAAATCAGTTAACTCATTAGGAGCGTATAAAGATGGTTTAGTACACATCAAATACTCACCCTCTGATAATAGGGTATTGTTCTTTAACAAGGATAAAACCGGGGCCGTGGGAAGGGCTTTAGATAAACGAAATCCTAAATGGTGGAGTTACGGCGACACGTCTGGAGGCATAGTTGTCGGTGATAATTCTCATGCCGTAGTAGTGGAGGATGCGGCATCAGCCTGTAGTGTATCTAGAATTGGAGTGACAGGTATAGCACTTTTAGGTACACAACTAACGCCACTTATTAAATCTAAACTTACTGAATTTAATCGTGTAACAATTATTCTTGACAAGGATGCATCTTCTAAAGCATTAAGTATAGCTAAGAAGATGGCGCAGTATACAACTGCTACCGCAAAACTAACTAGAGATGACCTCAAATGGATGAGTGTTACGGAGATTAATAAAGTTGTTAACCCTGAACAATAGACACTTTGAAAATTTGGTAGCCCACTCTTTTACTGGGTCTTATCTTTTAAAGGCTTACGGAGCGCACTACAGAAAACATTTACGCATAAATAGCAAAATATTATCTGCTATAATTTTTAAAACAGCCTGTAGATATATGAAATGGAAATTTCCTCCAACAGCACCCCCAGCTTTGTCTTGACCATATTAAAAATTTAACCTAGAGCCGCAGTCGATATTCTGCGTAAACAAGTATTCGTCTACGAGGCCAGTACAGACGTTAAAGTGAAGGGAATGGCACAATGAAAGCAAGAGCAATATTAGTTATAGATTATCTGTTCGACGAGGGTGGCTATAAACAAGCCGCAGCCGAGCAGGAGAAGATAGAGGCAATGTTAGAAGAGTTGATCAAAGGTAACCCTACCGTGGTTAATTCGCAGATGAAAATCACAGAGCGCCGGGGAGATACCCCGCCTAACATATCAAAGATGAAGTTTAGAAATAATTAAACTTAATCAGTAGTTTATAATTTAATTAAGAGCCTCGGTCATTCCGGGGCTTTTTTTATTTTATAAGCCATGCTATCCAAACGCACCTAACAATCAACTAACAAGGTGCTAAATGGACCACTCAATTATTAAAAGCCTTCTACGCAAGGACTTTTACGAGCAGAACAAGACCAGACTCAAGGCGTCTCTATTCGAAGATGAAGTACGAGACCTCTACAATGTAATCACAGAAGCCCATGATCGGTATGATCACGACTTGTGTTCAAACGAATTAAACCTTCTGTACGAGCAGCAACACCCGGTCGCCACTCGGGCTGAGAAAGAGGTTGTTGCAGATTTGATTGAACGTATTTCTCAATCATCAGATATATCTAATGAAGTAGCTTCGGATATATTGCTTGATCTGTACCGAAAGACAGAAGGCCTAAAGATAGCTAACCACGGCATATCTATTTCAGAGGGTCGATTCGAAGCCCTTGAAGAAGTTAAAAACCTGATCAGTAAGATCGATGAGGACTTTGAACCGGATGACTTGCCCCAACCCTGCCGCTTAACTATCGATGAATTAATGGCCACGGCGAGTGACGCCAACCGTTGGCAGTTTAATATCCCCACATTATCTCGGCATGTTTATGGCATTGGTCCGGGCGAGTTTATGGTGGTGTTCGCCTTATCGAATGTGGGTAAATCTGCCTTTGGCATCAGCCTATGCTTTGCGCCCGGCGGCTTTGTAAGCCAAGGAGCTAAGTGCATGATCGTGGGTAATGAGGAGGTCGTGGCTCGCACCCGACTACGTGCCATGATTGCCTATACCGGAATAAGCGCCCGACAGATAGCGGAGGGCAGAGGCGTCGAGGTACAAACTAAGTTTGCTGAGATCGAAGACCAAGTAGAGTTTATAGATGCCCAAGGTCTGGACCTGAATACGATAGAGGCCTGCATAAAACGATTTGAGCCAGACGTTGTAATTGTCGATGTAGCCGACAAGATCGTTATACCCGGCAATTTTAATGCAGGCCACGAGCGCTTGAGAGCCTTGTACGTTCGGCTGCGTGAAACCGCCAAGACTTATAATTGTATGTTGTTGGGGGTTAGCCAAGCCAGCGCCGAAGCCCATAACAGAACTATCCTGCCCTTTACTATGATGGAGAACTCCAAAATTGGTAAGGCCTCGGAAGCTGATTTGATCTGCGGCATTGGGGCCTACGATGATCCTGATGATAATACCCGGTATCTTAGCATTTCCAAGAATAAGTTAAACGGTTGGCACGGCACCGAAGCAGTTCAACTTCAAACGGAGGTTAACCGCTATGTCGCTTAATGTACTTACCCTCGATGGCGAAACCACCACACGTAAGTTGGGCGATAAGCACGACAACAGCCCAATGAACCCAGACAACAAGTGCGTAGGCATGTGGTTTAAAAAGAATGATGAGCCGGTTCAAGGTTTGGTATTTTACCACGCTGAAAATGTTGTACCGGACGATCCTACCCCTCTTGTTGAGGCGCTGGATTGGGCTGATGTGATTGTCTGCCACAATGCCAAATTCGATATCCTGTGGCTAACCCAGATGGGTTTTACCATCCCGCCTAAAGTATTCTGTACCATGATAGCACAGTATATTTACGCTCGAGGTCAGATCCAAGAAAAGTTTAGTCTAGAAAAGGTGGCTGAGAAGCGGGGCGTAACTCGAAAAAAGAGTGAGCTGGTGTCTCAGATGTTTAAAGACGGCACCGGGTTTGATCGGATGCCCCTGCACATCGTTGAGGAGTACGCAATCGCTGACGTTCAATCGACTTACGAAATATACCTGCAGCAAGTGGCCGAGCTGGAGCTGCCGAAGAATAAACCTCTGAAGCCTATTTTTGATTTGATGAACGAAATGCTGATGTTTCTCGTCGAGATCGAAACCAATGGCATCAAGATAGATAGGCAAGTTTTATCAGAGGTCGAGGTCAAGTTTAAGACTGAGAAAGCCCAACTGGAGAATGATCTATCGAGGATCGTTGAAGAGGTTATGGGCGACACGCCTATAAACTTAAATAGCGGGGCCGACATGACCAAAGTGGTGTACTCCCGACAAGTTAGAGATCGAAAACAATATGTGGAGAAATGGAACATAGGCCTAGATGCTCGAGGCAAGCCTAAGATGATGTATCCTATGAGTGATAGTAAGTTTGCCCGTTACGTTCGAGAGACTACTCAAAAGGTGTATCGGACTGTAGCGCATTGCTGCACTGAATGTAGTGGATCTGGCCGCATTCGGAAAATTAAGAAGGATGGTACGCCATTCAAACAAACAAACGTGTGCCCGGTCTGTACCGGAGAAGGTGCTCTCTACGTGCCTACTAATAAAGTAGCTGGACTCAAGCTATCCCCGGTAGATTCGTCCTACGTGTCCATCAACGGATTTAAGACGAACAAGGAGACAATTAAAAAGCTGCTCCTCCAAGCTCGTAACAAAGATAATCTGCAGGCGGTGAAGTTTCTTAGCAAGATGACTCGCCTTAATGCAGTCAGCACGTACTTGGATAGCTTTATCAAGGGCATTCAAACCTATTGCCGAGACACTGGTTTACTCCATTCAAGTTTTAATCAGACCACTACGGCCACGGGTCGTTTGTCTTCCACCAATCCTAACTTCCAAAATTTACCCAAGGGTAATAAGTTTGAGGTGCGCCGAGCTATTGTCAGCCGGTTTGGTCCAGAAAATTTTATTTGCGAAGCCGACTTTAGTGGCCTTGAATTTCGGGTGGCGGGAGAGCTTAGTCGAGATCCCCAGATCATCGAAGACGTTTTAAATGGCAAAGACGTTCATAGTCAAACGGCCTCAATAATTCATCAAAAGCCTGCTAGTGAAGTAACAAAAGACGAGAGAGGTGCGGCGAAGGCTATGACGTTCCAGCCCCTTTATGGCGGGATGGGAAAAGGTTTAGAGCCGCACTTACGACAATACTTTGATTCCTATTTTGATATTTATAAGGGCTTGGCTAAGTGGCACAGTGCCTTGGCTGATGAGGTGCTGGAGAAGGGTTATATACAAACCCCTAGCGGTCGGCAGTTTGCTTTCCCTAATGCTAAACGGCTGCGGAGCGGTCGGGTGTCTAACCATACTCAATTGGTTAATTATCCGTGCCAATCATTTGCCACGGCGGATGCCGTGCCTTTGGCGTGTATCCGAGCACTACGGGCCTTCAAAGAACGAGACCTTAAATCAAAAATCATACTGAGTGTGCACGATTCAATCGTCTGTGACGTGGTTAAAGAAGAGCTGCCGCAAGTTAAGGCAGCCTTAAAATGGGCTATGGTCGGTGTGGCAGATGAAATGAAGGAGCGCTTTAATTACGATACAATTCTCCCTCTCGATATTGAAATCGCAATTGGACCAAATTGGATGGAAATAAAAGAGATCAGTGTTGACTGATGCACTTAGCTACCGTATAGTTAAGCACTAACTAAAAAGGAGACCCGAATGGGCGAGTTAATGTATCACACCGATATGAGTATGGATCAAATGAGATCCATGATGGGAACCAGCGACAGGCCGCTAAAACAAAATTCCCAGCCTAATAATAGATTACCGGAACTGAAGATCAGCTCTCAGAGAAAAGATGAATCCGGTAATGATATTAAGAAACACATGGGTGAATTTTATGTGAAGGGGCTGGGCGAACCCGTGTACGCTAAGAGTGTGCGGGTCAGGGTTTTGTCTCAGTTATATCAGTGGATAGATTTTGATGAAGAGCAGATGCGGCCCCGTAACAAAACGATAATGATACCGTTTTTAAATATGGAGCCTCGGGATGAGCTAGGCACAATACGTTGCGGTAAGCCCCTGACTAAGGACATGGCGGATTGGCCGAAATCAAAGAAGGCCCAGTACGATTCAATTAATCTGTTTCGGCAGCTACGTGGATTGGTGTCTTACGAGGGACAAACCGTCGATGGAAAAACCGTCACGATAGAAAACCAACCGTGCATTATTATGAATAAGCGCAGCTCGTACATGAAGTTTGAGCAAGGCGTTATCTCTAGGATTAATGGCCGAGAGTTCAGCGATTACTGGATTGATGTAACGTCTGAAGAACAAGAGATGGGGTCCGTAGTTTACTACACTTGGAAATACACCCCAGATCTTAAAAATCCTGTGAGTATGGATGATGATGCCGAAGCCACCTTAGTCGAGATTGCTCGCATGGTGGTGGAAGAAAATATCAGAATTGAAAATTCGTATAGGAAAAATAGGCAGAACTACGAACTGAATGAAGAGGCCCTAAAAGCCTTGGAATCAGTCGAAGCTGACCTTGATGCAGACCTCGTAGACTTACCAGATTAATGCTCGAGGTAAAAATACGCAAAGCGTGTAGTCGGCTCAGTAATAATGAGCCGATTAAAATCGAGGAAGAATGGATCGATGAATGCGTAGAAATGATCAGGGACGCTCTGCATAAGCAATTCTTTCGGAAGAAAGAAGAGTTTCGTCCTCGAATGTCCAACATATCCAAACCGTCCTGCCAACTCCAAATGGAGAAGCGGGGCAAGCCAAAGGCTCGATTACCCTATAACTTTATCGTGCGTATGCTGCACGGGGATATAATCGAGGCTGTTATGCAACTGATCCTTCGGGCGTCAGGCGCTAACATTACCGGCGGCAAAAACAAGGTTAAGTTGGATCTCGATGGTACGGAAGTCCGAGGCGAAGATGATATTGAGATCGATGGTAAAATCTTTGATGTTAAGTCAGCTTCGCCTTGGGCCTTTAAGAACAAGTGGAGCAGTGGCTTAGAGGGCCTTAAAGAGTCGGATGATTTTGGGTATTTAGGCCAACTGGTTGGGTATTCCGTAGCGCAGAATAAGAAGCCCGGCGGCTGGATCGTTGTCGATAAGAGTTCTGGTGAGATTAATGTAGTCGAAGCCACTCTTAGAGCCAAGGATACCAAGAATATAATCCAAGGCATGAAAGATAATCTAAAGGCATTGGACGGTCGCTTTAAGCGTTGTTTTGAGCCTGAAGAGGAGTTTTTTCGAAAGAAGCCTACGGGATCTAAGAAGCTCCCGGCTACCTGCGGTTTCTGCCCTTTTATTGGTAGTTGTTGGCCCAAAGCTCAGAATTTGCCCATGACCTTATCACAAGCGCAGAACCCAAAGTACTATTGGTACACTGAGTATGCTGGAAAAAAACTTTGAAAACATCCTCGGCCAAAGCAAAAGGGCGTAACTTCCAGAAATGGACTCGGGATCAACTTTTAGATCGGTTCAACAGCCTCGAGCCTGCCGACATTCTTTCAACATCAATGGGCGCAGGCGGTGCCGATTTGAAGCTATCGCCTGCGGCCCAGCGCCTTATCCCACTCAGCTTTGAGTGTAAGGCACATAAATCATTTGCCGTCTATAAGATCATGGATCAGGCGGCAGCAAATTCACCCCAAGGGATAGAACCCATCTCGGTAATCAAGGCGGATCGAAAGAAGCCATTGGTAGTTATCGATGCGGAATATTTCTTCGACCTATTGGCGCAGTCTAATGTCTGATGGCACAGATCCTATAAACACCCTCGTGTTGTACGTTGAGCTGGATGATGACGCTGGGCTTAACGTAAGCGGGTCTCAGTATCTGGACCAAGATTTAGAGCCTGAGATAGCGCAGTACCTGACCTGCCTAATGCGGGGAATGTTCGTCCTATTCGATGATCTGAAGGACACGTTTGTGCACGTAGGATCTCTCGTAGAAGCCTATTCTGAAATGGTCGAGAAGGCAGAGCAAGAGATCAGTTTCGATGCAGATCCTGAACTCCTTAAAGCCATTGCCGAGAGCAAGATCATCCCATTCAAAAAGAAGAGTTAAGCATGGCTAAATGGGATCTAAATAAAATGGATTGTAGCCCAAAAGACCGCATAAAAATTGAGTCTGATGGGCTTTCTACTTCGTATTATGTCTTACCCACTCACGCTACTGAGCTGCGTCATCTGATCAGCTTTAAGGGCATGAGCAAGAGCCGGGGCGATATATTTAAAGCCTGTTATCGGCTCGGCGAAAAGCAGGGCACAGACGTAGCTTACGACCTCAACAAAATGAAGTTCTTTATCGAGGACTTAATCGAAATGCATCAAAGAGGTGAGCCGCTATGAACTTTTCAGACTACCAAACACAAGCCGTAAAAACTGCCATTTATGATGATGCAGATTACATAATTTATCCCGCTCTAGGCCTGCTCAGTGAAGCCGGTGAAGTGGCGGGGAAAATCAAGAAAGTCCTACGGGACAACAAGGGTAATTTTACCCCAGAACTCAGAGAAAAGATAGCCGACGAAGCGGGAGATGTGCTGTGGTACTTAGCCAACCTGTGTACTGACCTCGGCGTAGACATGGCCTACGTGGCCCAAAAAAACCTCAACAAGCTTAATAGCAGAATGGCCCGTGGAGTTATTCAGGGCTCGGGAGACAATAGATGAGCAGCTTTAAATCAAACCTTAATCCAGAATTTAGATCTAAGTTTAGTGAAGATATTTTTAATCACAAATATCGTCACGAGGGTGCGGAAACTTGGGATGCATTAGCCAAGACTCTGATCGATGATGTGTGCGGAGATCTTTTGTCACCAGAAGACCAAGATCAATTGACGCAATATGTGCGTGAGATGAAATTTATCCCCGGCGGCAGATATCTCTACTATGCTGGGCGTCCTAATAAATTCTTCAACAACTGCTACCTCCTGAAGGCCGAGGAAGATAGTCGGGAAGATTGGGCTAACCTATCGTGGAAGTCTGAAAGCGCTTTAATGACCGGCGGCGGCATCGGTGTAGATTATTCTGTGTACCGGGCTAGTGGGTCTCCAATTGCCAAGACGGGCGGTCAGGCGTCTGGCCCTATCCCTAAAATGAATATGATCAACGAGATTGGTCGCCGGGTTATGCAAGGGGGCTCTCGTAGGAGCGCTATCTATGCCAGCCTGAATTGGAAGCATGGCGACATACATGAGTTCTTAGGGGCTAAGGATTGGGCTAGTATGCCGGTGGGAAGCACCGGAAAGACCTTGTGGGACATCAAGCAAGAAGACTTTAACTTCCCTGCCCCATTAGACATGACAAACATCTCGGTAAATTACGACACTGAATGGTTGTTAAACTACTACAAAACCGGGGATGTAGGTGACGTATTTATCAA